AACGAAATGTTCTTTTTTCGACTTCCCCCCACACACAACTTAAAAACGCCTCAGAAGACTCTGGGGCGTTTTAAGTTTCTTAATCATAAAAATCTCACACATTCAAGTCGAACTTCACGTTCTCATTACCATCAAGCAGTAGCCTTGTTCGCTCTAAATTGTTCTCGTATATGTGTACATTTCCGAGATTCAGTGTGATGTTCTTCAATGGTAGGTCTATCTGGCGTGCCATGAGATAGAGGTGGTATATATCTGCTGGCAGTCCAAGGTTCGCATCACTACTTCGCTGGTAGGCTGACAATATCAGCTCACCTTTGTCAATTTGAAATTGTACAAGACTGAGGCATGGTGTCTGGTTGCTCTCCGCACCTGTTTCACCAAGGAACAATACATAATTCTTGCTGTTCCGCTTCTCACGGTTTATCCTCGCTAACAATGGCGGCAGCTTCTCAAAGTAGGTGGGATAACTATTGACGAGCACGGAGCCACAATAGTCCCACCAGTTTATGCCTACCTCGCGGTATTTCTCCACTTGCCGCTCACCCTGCATAAAGAGTTGGAGTTCGTTCTTCAGTTTCTTTCTGGCTATGCCGTGGCTCTCGAATATATCGAGCAAGTCAGCAGGCGACAATGAAAGTTGCTCATTGAGTAAGTAACGGATATTGCCTTTCTTGTTGATCTGACTTTTTCCTTGTTCCAGGATCTTGTTCAGTATCTGATAGTATTTGTTCATCGTTCAAACGGTATTAGAATGTTATTCAAGCAACATCCGTATAGAGCATGATGTCTGTGTAGGACGAGTTGTAATTCATGCGGGCGTTAAACTCTCTGCGGTGGCAATTCCTGAACGGGTCGCCGAGATTCGGATGTCTGCTCATCCAGTTGCACAATTCTATGATAGAGGACTTGTTCGAGGTGAAATAAATGAAGCGGCGTCCGGAGAGGACCGTCAGCACATCAAGGTAATCTGACAGTTTCCAATACATTCTGTAGGTCTTGCTGTCCGTGCTCAGATAGGGCGGATCGACGAGGAACACAACGCCAGGTACGTTCTTGTAACGCTCAAATACTTCCTTATAATCGCAGGAGGTAATGGTCAGCCCATCGAGATAGTCGTCGCAGGGTGGGTAATCCACTCCCTTGATGTTATTATATAAGGTCTCTTTCTCCAGGTCTGAATATTCCGTGGCATACTTCATTGAAAACAAAATAGATGAAGACAACGTGATATAATCCACATACCCGTGGGTACGCTCATGCTTGCGGATACACGACAGTACCTGTTCGCGCTGTGTACCTATGATAGCCTTGTGGCGTGGCACATCCACTATTGTTCGTAATTCTGAAAGCAAGGCATTCGTTTGGGGCAAGGCTTCCAGCCGTTTACGATAGCCGTCAAAGTCATTATACACAACGGTGGAGTTCGGCTTCTGACACTTGGCGATATGCGACAACAGACCGCTGCCGCCAAATAAATCCACGAAGGTTGTACCGTCAGGGTACTGCTGGAGTACCTTAATGTACTCCCGGGCAAACATCCGCTTCTGTCCCTGGAATGGAAGCGGTGCTGAAAGATGTTGTTTTCTCATTATCGCACTTATTTTGTGCGACAAAGGTTGTCATATTCGGTGAAGCAGAAGAACAATCTCACCAAATCATACTGCAAGCGGTTTGCAGTCACTTTTGAATCGCTTGATGAGTGTGTACACTTTACGCTCGCTCACCGCATACCTTTCCGAAAGCAGGGCAACAATATATGATACTTTCGCCCCACGCTTCAGCAAGTTGGTGTAATCTGTATATAAGTCCACAAACTCTTCGTCTTCCAGGCGTATTCCCGCTATTTTGAGCCTTTTTATCAGCTCCCTGTTAAATTTCAAGACCTCAATTATCTTCATCATTATAATATTTTGTATCTTTGCAACATCTCACTTACACAAGAACCAAAAACACCGTGTGCGAACGAGGGTATTGGCCCCCGGTCGAGCACACGGTGCATTGGTTAATATGTAGGTGAGATGACTATTAACAGGCTGGGGGCTTTTTATTTTCCTCCCCCGAATAAGTCTTTACAACATTATACCATTCATGGTTTTATCAATAATGTTATGGTGATAAAAGGCATCGCTTGTATTATTCTTTCCCCAGTTTTTTGTGGAAAAATATGGCTTATTATTACTCCAATGACTTCTATCCGTAATTTTACTTCAGTATATTTTGAAATTAAAAAATTATTTCCAATATTTGCAGTGAGGATTCCGTAGCTAATGACTACCGATTCCTCGACTGCGGGGGCTGGCCATTGGTCAGCCATCCGTTTTTTTATTTGTTTATGATGCCTTCGATTTCCTTGTCAATGGCCTGTTCGATTTTCTTGTCAAGTTCTCGGCTTTCTCCAATGAACTGCCGCTGCGGTATGTGTATGGTTGAGCCAATGGGTTTTTGTGCCATGCGGTACCAGAAGTCGGCCTCGGAATTCTTGTGTTTCCTTGCCCATGAGTCTCCGTTTTCCTCCCGGAATTTTGCCCAGAAGAATCGTTTCATTCTTTTTGTTACTACGATGTCTCCACCTGAATTGTGTATGTCGGCGTATGGTACGGATGTACCTACGGTTACGGCTGCGTCGGTGGGCGCATAGGCTATGGATCCGTAGAGGCTCTGCCGTGATGACATGAGCGGCTTATACTGTTTGCCGGCCCTGTGCGCGTACTGCTGTCTGTGTGTACGCTGCCATGGGTGCAGCCCCCCGTCGACGAATCCACCCTGCCGGAAGTTGTCCTGGAAGTGGTCTTTTGCTATGCGTCCGACCTTGATGGGCAGGGTGCGTTGTCTGGCATGCTCTATCTCGCGGCTATACTGCTGTAGGAGCTGTAGAAATTGTTGTGGTGACATATTGTTAATTCATAATTGTGTCAATCAACTTGCGAACTTGTAAACTCGTTAACTTGTGAACTAAATTTGTATTCTTCTTCATTCTTGTTTGTCATTTAAGAAACATTGCGTATATTTGCAACAGCCTCACAAGAGGTTAGGGGCTAAGCATTTATGCGGCGCACCACTTTTAGGCCAGTTTTTCTGGCCTTTTTTCATACTTGCTGTAGGAGCTGTATATATTATTGTGGTGACATATTTTTAATTCATAATTCATAATTGTGGCAATCAACTTGTGAACTTGTGAACTTGTAAACTAACTTTGTATTTTTCTTCATTCTTGTTTGTCATTTAAGAAATAATGTGTATATTTGCATCAGCTTCGCAAGAAGTTAGGGACAGGGCGCAAGCCGTGTACCACCCGAGGGCGTTTTTTAGCGTCCTCTTTTTTTATCACATTTCTTTTATTATATTTTCATTCTTGAAGTAGAAAAACACACTTAATTCAGGATATTTTCGCTTTACGTCATTCAATGCTTTATACACGCTTGGCGTTTTTTCTTTCAGTTCGTAGAGTATAGCTTTCGCCCCCTGCCTATGGTATGCCTTGGCAGCATATTTTTCGATGTTGTTATGGCTTCCAGCTGCCTTGAGGTCGGTTGGGATCTCGTCAAGCAAGATGTCATAGGTCTGCCCCTGTTGGCGTGCTGTTCCTCTGAGGAACTCAACTGCGTGTCCGTTGTCGGCAGCGACACGGCACATGCGGCTCTCTTTCTTGAACTTTTCCTGCTCGTTCTTTGATGCTTTTGCTTCCTGGATACGCTTCAGCTCTGTAACGACATAGCCGTCTTCTTTTTCGGCAAGATATGACTGCTCCCATTTTTTCTCGTCATACTTATAGAACTCTTTTCTGCTGCTTTCCATTTTTCCAACCGCCTTTTTGACCGCCTTTGCCGCTCCCGGGTATGCGTTGGCGATGTAGGGATGCGAGTCGGCGAAGAGCTTCGCGTCGGCACCTGGGTTGTTGTCGAGTCCGGGCTGGGGGTCGTGGGCTGCTGTACTGTCGTGAGGCACGTTGGTAGCAGATTGGTCGGTAGATCTTAAGTCGCACTTGCAGTTCCAACGGTCTCCTGGTCTGTGCTGTTCCCAGAAGGGGTGGTCAACGGGCAGTATTGTTCCCCAGAAAGGCATGTGGTCTGCTCCCGGGTTTGGCGATGTGGAAGGCAGCCACTCCAGGTTTGGAAGTACATCTTTCTCTCGCTGGAACTGCTGCCAGTTGGCAGCTTGCCTTGCGCGCAGCACGGCGGTATCGTACTCCGTTCGCAGCCATGCCTTGCACTGGTGTGAGGTAATGTCCTGAACATCGTTTTTCCACCGTTCAAACGGCTTTAGATTGCCGTTTGAATCCATGAGCTGACGGGCGACATCGTTCTGCAGTCGATGTGTCTTGAACGCTGCGAATACGGCGGTGTTGTGTCGTAGTGCGTTGAGGAAGTCGTCTTCTGGCTTTTGAGCCTGTCTGATTCCCTTGTCGGCAGCGGAGTTAAGTGTGGACACGAACGCGTGGAAGAATCCCGGCTCGATGTCGGTCTTTGAATTGAAGTTTCGCCTGTAGATGTTGTGAAGTGCACGTTCGATGACCGCATCGGATATGGCAAAGGACTTTTCGGGCGATGCGAGGCAGCACTTTCCTTCGTGACCATAGTAGAGGTCGTTGACTACCAGTCTAAATGAGCCCCGTCCAGCGGGGCCTGGGCGAAAAAAGGGTGTACGTTCTTTTGCTGTTGTCTCATATCATCACTTTTCCCTTTTGGGTCGTCGGTGTTTTGCGGCTGCACTTGGGAATCGGAATGAGTTTTATTTTTCTCGTTTGTATGGGAATTGTCGTCCGAGTCTTCCTGTGGCTCCATTACAGGCATATTGTTCCGACGCTCGCCCACTGGCATGGAATACTTTTCAGCGAAATAGCTTGGGTCCACTTCGTAGCGGTCAGCCACCATCGTCTCGTAAGCCACCTGCTGCTCCGGCGTATAGTCGGTGGAATAGTCCCAGTCGAATCGAAATCCCTTGATTGGGAATCCGTGTGCGACCATTCGTGGAATGAGCTGGTTGTTGACAATGTCGCGCAACATGTCCGCATCGTCCTCCACCAGGTTTTGGAACACCTGCAGGTGCGTCTGGCTCTGCGAGAGGCTGCTTCCGTCCTCGATGGTCATCGTCTGCCCGATGATGAGCTTGGACAGTTCTGAGTTTGCACGGTCTATGCGCTGGTTATAGACATTGTAGGCATCTCCCCGCGTGGATTCGATGAACTCCAGTTCCGTGTCGAGTGGCATGACGGCAGTCTGCGAGGCGCCAGCCTCGACGAGCATACGGTTAAGCCGTTCTATCTCCTTACTGTCACGCGAGGCAGTCTTGGCTATGCGCATGGGCATGCCGAAAATTTCGCCGAAGGTGTCCCAGAAAGCAAGCATGTTCTTCTTTGGGATAGTATGCTGCGCAGCCTTGAGAAACAGTCCGAGGTTGTCCGGCTGTCCTGCCTCTATGAGCCAGTCGGAGAACGGCGGCTTGCGGTAATCTATTCCTGTGTCCCAGCTTTGCCCAAGATTGCTGACGAAACGTCCATATTCAGGAATGACATGCTTGCGCGGTATGAGGCGAACGCCGCTGTAGCAGGCGCACCCGTCGCCGTCCTGCACTATGTCTCCCAGTTCAATGAGTGAGTGCCCCCAATATACGGAATCAAGTGCAAGACGGCACAGCTGCTTGAACCACGACTGGTCGAAGTAATGCAGTGCCTCGTCGCTCTCGTTCCCGGCTGCGTCCACAAGTTTGAACGACTTGGCCATGACGAAGCCTTCACGCTGGCGGACACAGCCAGAAAGGTGGCCGTCAGCGTCAGAGTCGCGATAGATGTCGTAGAGCCTCTGACGGTTCGGCTCATCAACGTTGATGGCGAGCTGCCACGCCCTGCGCCAGTCCGCGATGTCCTTACGGGTGAGTGCGTCGGTGGTTCGTTGCAGTGCCATGACCACATGCTTCACACGCTTGCGGTCATCCTCCTTGGCAAGGTTGAAACTGCCATAGGGAGTGTGAAGGACGTTCGTGTCTGAACGCCCTGTCAGTCCGCTGAAAAATCTTTTTATATCCATTACCAGTTATGTCTTAATGGTTTCTGTGAATGAAAAACAACACCTATTCCAGAGGGCTCCCCAGTTGTATCCACGGCAACAGGTAAGTCCGGGATAATTTTTCCAGCCTGCACTCCCTCCAGCCATTTCACAGCACGTTCATAGCGCTCCTTCCGTATCTCGCTGCCCATCTTTTGTGGCATAGACGATACCATGTGATAGAGGGCTATGTCGCAAGTGTACATCACAACGAGCTTGTTGCGTTCGTCACCTTCTGCATCGAATACCGCTTTGCAGTCGTAAACCGGCCGTAGGTAGCTTGAAATTTCCTCCTGTGCTTCACTCTCCGCATTGGCACGGTTCTTGGCAGAGGTCTGCGATACTGTTTTCAGGGCTGCCTCGCCGATAACCACCCTGTAGTCTTCGTCAGTGATAAACATAGGAACCTCCTTTTTATGTGGTTACATACAATGCTATCCTTTCAATATCCGCTACCTTGACACCCTTACGGAAACGGTGGGTGTGCACGAGGTGCCGTATGTTCTGCTTGGGCACGACCTTGAGTCTGCCACCCATATTAAGCACATAATACTTCATTCCGAACAAAGCCGACAGTTTGTTGGCTTTGCGGACTGCACGCTTGTATTTCCAAGCAAAAATGATGTCTTTTATCAGTTTTGTCATACTACCATGAATTTTTGGCGGTCGGTCTTTTGCCGAACACCGGTTGAAAACTTTCCTGCCTCGCATTGCGCTGCAGCATGTATATCGCTCCCTCGTCAGCGTCAGGCGCATCGTCGTGCACACGGCTGCCACGTTCAAGGGCAAGCGTCTGCTCTATGCCCACCTGCATGTCCGGCGAGTCCTTGAGCTTCTCATTATAGAATACGAAGCCGCGTTCCCACAGCGGGCTGACAGCCTCGATGCGCTGTATCTTCTCCGGCTTCTTCCGCTTGTCGGGCATGATGGGCAGCTGGTATCCGCGCAGGTTGCCCTCCACGGCGAACTCGTCAAGAATGACATCCTGCATGAAGTTCGCCTCCATAAAGAAGAGTATGGCCGCTTTGTCCCTCGTCCGTTCGTAGAGGTCATAGAGCCACCGCACCATCCCCCCGACCGTGTCCTGCCGTACATAACAATCGATGAGATGCAGCTCCTTGCCTATCTTGCCCCACAGCCGTGAAGCCTTGTAGTCGTTGGCTGTCGTTGATTTGAACGAAGGGTCAGTGTAGCACACCAGCATGTCGTACTTGCCAAGCGAAGGCATGGCCTTGTACCTTATCCAGTCGGCACGGAAGATGGTGCCGTCCACGATTGGGTTGTGCATCATCTCCTTCTCCCACGCCCGGTAGCCCACAAAGTCACGATACTCCTGTGCGTCTTCCTTGGTCCATTTCTCCTTCCATACCGGCTCCCCGTTCTTGTCTACAGCCTGAACCTTTGAGACGAACACGCCCCTTGTCGCTGCAATGTTGGCCAGTACGGAGGTTTTGGATATAAGGTTACCCACCATGAGGAAACGTCCCCGTCCCACGTCGAGCGCGCCGAAGAGCGCCTCCTTCACCCAGTCTGTGAGGTCATGCACGCGCTTCTCGTTACGACAAAGTTCGTCATCGTCAAGGTCATCGATGACAATGTAGTCCGGACGCGCCTCACGCTCACGCAGTCCGCGAGGCGACTGTCCACGGCCAACCGCAAGAAACTTCACGCCAGAGGAGGTCTTGAACTCTCCTGCCGTCCACAGTCCGAGATTCTTCTGCTGCCCGAAGTCAGCGATGATGCGCTGGTTATACTCCAGTTCAGCCTGAATGTCTCCGAGCAGCCGGTTGGCGCTGTCCTGCGATTTGCCAACCACAACCATGAAATTGATGAGCCGCTTGGGACGCAGCATCAACCACAGCGGCATGAAAATGTCAAAGTGCGTGGACTTGGCGTGTCCGCGCGGCCACATGAAGACCGCCTTGAGGTTCGGTGTTTCCATGACCTTGCGTGCAGCCTGATTGTGGAACGGCGCGTTGTGTACGGTGCGTACAACCTCGCCCGTAGTCTTGTCGCGCAGCGTGAGGAAATGGGGGAAGTAATACTCACAGAAGGCGGCATAGTTGCTGAGCAGTCTTTCCTTGCGCCTGTCTTTTTGGGCAGGTGTCTCGTTGGCAAGTGCCGTGGTGTCTGTAATGGACTGTATTCGCTTGCAATGCTCCTTCCACTGTTCGAATGCCAGTTTCTTTTCTGCTGCTGTTGCCATACGCCTTCTACTTTAACTTCGTTGAATAATGGCTGCACTCGGCACAGCCAAAACATGTTTTGTCTTTGCTCTCATTTGTACATTATTTGATCCCCATCTGTTCGGTGAGATACATATCCTGAAATTTATTGATGGTTTTGATGAGTTCCGGCGTTACAGAGGGGTCGATGGTTGCGCGGTACTCCAGCCACTTGGAAAATGCCATGAAGACCTCTATCGCATCCACGACATTGGCCTTCTTGTCGAGCTTCTCGATGACGGAGGAGAGTTTGGCGAGCTTGTCGCCCAGCCCTGCTAATAGCGACGGGTCTTCCGACTCGTTCACTTCTGTTATCAACTTGTCAATTGCGAGTAATAGTTTATTGACCAGTTCCTGCCGTGTTACGTTCTTTGCTGCCCTCGCCTCTTTCCAACCTTCTACATTACTCCATTTTGAAATTGTTACTCTGGAGACATCCACCTTCTCCGCTATCTCGTTCTGCTCCATCCCCGCAAGGTAGAGAGAGCGTGCCAGTGATTTTTTCTTTTCCGTTTCTGCTCTTGTCATATATCGTTTTGTTGCTTTACCATGCAAAATTGCCTTATTTTATTGAGGTTGCAAAAAAAAGATGCAGGCACTTCATAGAAGCGCGTAGTGGTTTCATACTTTTTTGGCAATCAGCGATTTATCGATTAATATTGCAGTCAAAATTGAACATGAAACGAAATGGGAAAACGAGTAAGAATATCCAATGACAGCCTGAACAGCTACAAGTTCAGAGTACTGACGAGCGGCATGGACGTGGCTCAGTACAACCGTAACCCCGTACTGCTCTATATGCACGAGCGCGGCAACGTGGTGGGCTATGTGAAAGACCTGAAGACGGAGAACAATGAGGTAACCGGTGAACTGATGTTCGACTGTGCCTCAGAACTGAGCCAACGCTGCAAAAAACAGTTCGAGTTCGGAAGTCTCCGAATGGTGAGCGCCGGTTTGGAAATATTGGAAACAAGCGAGGATCCGAGCATGCTTGTTCAAGGGCAGACACGTCCCACCATCACCAAGAGCAAGCTATTTGAGGTCAGCATTGCAGATGTCGGTGCCAATGATGATGCCATCGTGCTTCATAAAGACGGAAAAAGAATAACCCTCGGCAGGGACGGAGATTGCCCGCTGCCGCTTTTGAATAATATTAACAAACAAAAAACAGAAGAAATGGAAAACAAGACCATCGCCCTGAATTTGGGGCTGCCGGAAACGGCAACCGAGGCTGAAATCTCCGCCAAGATTGCCGAGTTGAATGCCGTCAAGGAACAGAACGCGTCTCTGCTTCAGGAAAAAGAGAAGCTCACTTTGGCGAGAATCAACAGCCTTGTCGAGCAAGCCATCGCCGACAAACGCATTGAGTTAAATAACAAAGACCAGTTCGTGGAGCTGGGCAAGAAAATTGGATCAGAAGAGCTCGAGAAGACGCTCCGGGTGCTGCACCCTGCCGTGCGCCTGTCCTCCGTCTTGGGACATCAGGGCGGTGCTACTGACAGCAAGCAGGAGATTACGAAACTCAGTCAGGTGCCAGCCAGCCAGCTTGCCACCTTGCGCTCGGAAAATCCCGAGGAATACAAACGCCTGTACAAGGCTGAGTACGGCATCGAGTGCCAGATATAAACAAAACAATTCATACCAAAACTATAAAAAAAAATGAACAGACTCATGAAAACAGTTCTCGCACTGCTATTCAATGCGATAGTAGGTGCCGTCATTGCTCAAATGCTTGGCTTGCCTGCCATGGTGGGCGCGCTCACCCTCAACACGGTGGCTGCCATGGTGGGCGCCATGCCAAAAGGCGCGCTCCGCGCCGGAGTATTTACTGAAATATGGACCGGCGAGATGGTTAAGGCTTTGCGCAGCGGACTTGAAGGCTCATGGCTCGACGGAGTGCCTGACCAGAGTTCCATCACCAACAACGACGTCATTCACCTCGTCGACGTAGGGGTTGATCCCGATGTGCTGGTCAACAATACAACCTATCCCATACCACTGCAGGCATTGGACGACAAAGACATTGCCGTCAAGCTCGACAAGTTCCAAACCAAGGTCACACCCATCACCGATGACGAACTCTATGCCGTCAGCTACGACAAGATGGCACGGGTCAAAGAAAGTCACGGCAACGCCATCAACGATTCTAAATTCGCCAAGGCTGCCCATGCGCTCTGCGCTCAGAAGAACAGTGCCACCACGCCCGTACTCACCACCACTGGCGAACGCGACGCTGAGACAGGACGCCTGCGCCTCCGACCAGAGGACATCGTGGCCATGAAGCGGGCGTTAGACAAGCTCAAGGTGCCGGCAGAAAACCGACGCCTCGTACTCTGTCCCGACCACGTCAACGACCTGCTGCTCGCCAGCCAGAACTTCCGTGAGCAGTACAACATCGACCGAGGAACCGGTAAGGTGGGCAAGCTCTACGGGTTCGACATCTTCGAGTATGCCAACACGCCGCTCTATACACAGGCTGGTGTCAAGAAAGCACTTGGCGCCAGCGCCGAGAAGGGAGAGTTCCAGTGCTCGTTCGCCTTCTACACGCCACGCGTGTTCAAGGCCACAGGCTCAACAAAGATGTATTACAGCGAGGCTTCCACCGACCCGGAATACCAGCGTAACAAAATCAACTTCCGCCATTATTTCATCTGCATGCCTAAGAAGACTGATGCCGGCGTGGTAATGGCAAACGGCTATAAGGAAACAGCATGATGAGCAAGCCGATGAAATATCTCGTCATCCACTGCACCGCCACGCCAGAGGGGCGCGAGGTCACCGCGGCTGAGATACGCCGATGGCACACCGCGCCACCTCCGGCAGGCAGGGGGTGGAGACACGTGGGCTACACAGACATCATTCATCTTGACGGCACCATCGAGCGGCTGGCACCCAACAACGAAGACGACCGTGTAGACAACTGGGAGATCACCAATGGCGCGGCTGGGTACAACAGCGTGAGCCGACACATCGTGTATGTGGGCGGATGCGACAGCGACATGCGCCCTAAAGATACACGCACGCCGGCACAGTGCGAAGCGCTCAAGCAATACGTCCTCGAGTTCCACAGTCGGTTCCCACAGATACGCATCGTAGGACACCACTACCTCAACCCCGCCAAGCAATGCCCCTCGTTCAACGTGGGCAAGTGGATAGCCGAGATAGGCATACGGCAAACGTTCAATCAGCATTTATAACACACAGCAATGGGAGACACGATATTTCAAATCCTGCAATGGGCAATACCATCGGGCGGTATCGGCGCCGCCATTGCTTGGATCGCCAACCGACGCCTCAGAACCGTCGAGGAGAAAAAAAAGATAGAGGATACCTACAAGCAGATGTACGACATGGTGAGCCGTGAGCTCATCAGCCTGCAGCAGCAAAACGAAACAAATTATGAGAAAATTGAGAATCTTCGAACCGATGGCGACAAGATGCGACGGGCACTCAACCGCCTCTCACGGGCTATCGAGGCTATTCAGATATGCCCTCATCGCACTGCTTGCCCTGTCAGCGTGGAGCTGTCGCTCGACCAAGACAGTGACACGCCAAAGTCTGCACGAGGAAAGCCTACGCCTGCAAAGGGACAGCCTCACGGAGACGGTCACCCAAACATGGCAGAAACCAGTGAGGGTGCCCATGGCAACAGCCTGTCTCAAGCTGACACTCGACAGCATCAGGCAGCTGCCACCGGGAGCGGCGTACATGGCAAGGGAAAAACAGGCGGCAGTCAGGCTCCAAAGGAAACCGGCAATGGCGAATGAGCCTGAGCAAATCATCATTGAGGCACAATGCGACTCACTGCTACTGGTAGCCGCAAGTTACTCAAAGAACATCATCACGCTGAAACGGCAACTCAATGAGGCGAACAGGTTGAACAGCGAGTTGAAGGAAACGGAAAAGGAGCGCGCCGCACCTGGTCTCAAAATGATTTTCATCGCCTTCATCGTCGGGGTGGCGGCCGGCATAGTATTAACCATTTTAACAAGAAAGATATGTCAAAAAGTGTTTTAGACGGAACAAACCTCATCCTTAGCGTGGGTGGCAACGCCCTGGGATTTTCAACCGGATGCAAGGTAAGCACCACCACCGAGACCGGTGAGCGCGTCACAAAAGAGGCTGCAAGTGGCAAGTGGAAGGAGAAATACGCAAAGAGCTTCTCAGAGAGCATCTCCGCAGAGGGCTGCGTGCTCACCGACGGAGACAGCGAGACACCCACCTATGACCAGCTCAAGGAAAAACAGCTCGCCGGCGAACCCATCGACGCCGCTTACGGATTGCGCGATGGCGACAAGCGAACCGGAAAAACCACCGGAGGGTACAAGGGAAAGTACATCATCACATCGCTCGAACTCGACGGGCAGGCCGGTGACGACGCCAAGTACAGCGTACAGCTGGAGAACTGCGGAAAGGTTGAAAAGGTCTCGGCAGGACTTAGCGAGTCAGGTTCTACAAGTAGAGCGGGAGGAACCAGCGCATGAAGATAGTCATCAACGGAAAGGCTTACCCCTGTTATCTGGTAATGGGGGCTTTCCTGCTGTTCAAGCGCGAGACAGGAAAGGATGTAAGCCAGATGAAACAAGAAAACCTCGAAGACCTGCTCATGCTCATGTGGTGTTGTCTCAAATGCTCAGCACAGGCAGCGGGACAAGAGTTCCCATTCGATTTCGAGACCTTCTGCAACACCATCACGCCCGACATGCTCACACTGTGGAACAGTCAAATCAGTTCCATGGATGAAAAAAAAATGACCAACAAGACGTAACGCAGGCTGATGTTGAGCAACTGCTCGGAATCGCGTTGGGGTGCATGGGCATGGGGATGAACGACTTCTGCCGATGCACCCCTTCTGAGTTCAGGGCGGTATGGGACGCATGGAACGACAGGCGTATGGCGGTAGAGCGCGACCAGTGGGAACGCTTGCGCATGAGCTGCCTGTGTAGCTTGCAGCCATGGACAAAACAAAGGTTAAGCCCGCATGACATCATGGAGTTTCCATGGGAAGAGAAACAGGAAAAACAAAAGCAAGACATACCCGACAGACAGGAAATCATGCGCAGGTACAGGGAGGAAAAGCGGAAGGCAGGACTGAAATAGCACGCTTATTTTGCCTTGATGACACCATAGCAGAACAAAAGCCCTGCGATGATCACCACAAGGCAAAACGCAACCGTAAGCACACTGGCAACAGGGTGCTCCACTATCAGGTCGTGAAGGGGCTGTAAGTTGACGCTTGCTGACATATAGCTTTACTTTTATAAGCAGCCGGCAAGCAAGCTCGCTTCAGGTCACTTGCCCGGCAATGCGTTTTTGAAGATGCTGCAAATATAAGAAAAAAAATAGAAATCATGACAAAAGAGGTCAGTTTTACCATCAAAATCAATAGCGACGGAGGGGTCAAGAAAGTCACCGCCGACGCAAAAGAGGTGGGGAAGGCACTGTCCGAGGTGCAGGAAGAGGCCGAAAAAGCCAAACAAAGTGTCATCACCTGGGCACAGGCAGCACAGGCCGTGGATGCGCTTCAAAACTCCATCGCGCAACTCCAGGGGGTACTCTGCGACCTTACACAGGCATACCAGGTACAGCTGGTGGCAGAAACTCAGCTTGACACCATCATGCGACAGCGCATGGGAAGTACCGACGCAGAGATACAAAGCGTCAAACAACTGTGTGCCGCGCAGCAGGAACTCGGCGTCATCGGCGACGAGGTGCAGTTGAGTGGCGCACAGCAGATGGCCACCTTCCTGAAACAGAAACAGAGCCTCGAGGTGCTCATTCCAGCCATGAACAACCTCGTGGCGCAGCAGAACGGCCTGAACGCAACAACACAGGACGCGGTAAGCATCGGCAACATGATGGGAAAGGCCATGCAGGGGCAGACAGAGGTGCTGCAACGCGTGGGAATTACCTTCGATGAGACGCAGAAGCAAGTGCTACAGTACGGGAATGAGTCCGAACGTGCCGCCATGCTCGCGGAGGTGATCACGGCAAACGTGGGCAACATGAATGCACAACTGGCAAAAACCGACGCCGGCAAGCAGAAGCAGCTGGAGAACACCCTCGGAGACATCAAGGAACAGTTGGGGAGCATGGTACAGGGCGCCATGCCCTTTGTCACCATCGCCGCACAGACCATGATTTGCTTGGCAGCCACCGCGAAACTCATCACGTCCATGAAGGCGCTCAGTGCGGCATTCGTCCTTACGTCCATCAAGGGGCTGGCATTGGCCGTTCACGAACGGGTGGTCGCAACGGCACAAAACATGCTGGCGGCAAGCGGATATACGGCAACGGCAGGTACAGCGGCGCTGACCGTAGCCGTGACGGCTCTCTATGCGGCCATGACCATGGGCATTTCCATCATCATCACCGGGCTCATTTCCCTGTTTGGTTCCATGGGCGACGAGGCCGAAGACGCAGCGCAGGACGTGGACATCCTCAAGGAAAGTACGGATGCGTTCAGCAGCGCGTCATCCAATGCCAAGGCGGAGATCGACATGGAAGTGAGCGCACTGGCATCGCTCATCAACAGCCATAAGAACACGACAAAAAAGGTAAGCGAACTCAACAAGAAGTACGGAGAGAGTTTCGGATATCACCGCACGGCGGCGGAATGGTACGACACGCTTATCGCCAAGAGCAAGGTCTATTGTGCGCAAATCGGATACGAGGCACAAGCCAAGGTGCTCGCATCGAAAATCGCCGCCAAGCAGCTCGAAAAAGAGAGCAAGCAAAGCGAGCGCTTCCAGCTGGGGCAGCAGTATTGGGACGGAAAAGGCAACACGCATTACAACTGGGAGAATGCCGCCGGAGGCAAGGACTACTATGACCAGCTGGGTGGCGAGGTGAGCAAGCTCACTAACGATATAACAGTACTGCAACGGCAGTATGACGCCTGCATCAAGCACATGGTACAGGCACAGAAGGAACTGGACAGGTCACGGAACGCCGTGCGCGTTACGGATGCGAACATACACGAACTCACCAACGAGGAACTCAATCAGGAGCTGGAGCAGAAACGAAAAGACCTCGACAGGGTCAAAGGCAACGACAACGCCGAACGGCAACGGCTAAACCGAGAGATTGGACGCTTGCAAAAGGAATTGAACAAACGCGACGCTGTCAATAAGAGAGAACAGGGCGGGGCGCAGCACACCCAAAAGCCGACGGGGAAAACCACTGCCAGGAAAAACTCACCCGAAAAGCCGGTGGAAAATCCAAAAACACTGGAGCAAATAGCCAAGAACATCTCTTATTATGACAACCTGTTGAAAAAAACCAACAAGGATGACAAGAACAAGATAGCCAGCCTGGCAGCACTCATCGGCAAGTACAAGGAACTGCAAAAGGCCGTGCAGAACGAGGTCGACACGGCAAGTCGACCAACATCGCTCGATACCTTGGAAGACATTGATGCGCAACTGCTGTATCAGCAACAGCTCAGAAAACAGGCGTCCAAGGAGAAACTCAGCCAGATTGACGCTGAGATAAAACGTTTGAACAATCTTAAAACGGCATTCGAAGACAGTTCGCACGCAGCCCTCAAGATAGATGAGATAAAGACCTATGAGCAGCTCGACGAAGAGATTGCCTTCTACGAGAAGCAGCTCAAGAAAGCCACGCAAAGCGGGCGCACGGAGATACAGAGGCACATCCTCTCTTTGCAGAAGTTGCGGCACGAGTGGGACGAGGCCTTGGCAACGCTCACAAAGCCCGCGCACATCGGGAGACTCAACTCGATGGAAGAACTCGACAAGGCCATCAGCTACTATGGCGCCCTGCAGCGAAAGGCAAGCGCACAGGAGGTGGAGGGCATTCAGCGTACCATCAATGCCTTGCAGGACAAGCGGGATGCCATGGCGAGGATGACACTACTGCCTGCCATGCAAGACGAGACACACGCGCTGGGGGCGATGAGCGGCAAGAAGCTGCGCATGGAACTGGAGCTGATTGGCTTGGAGGGCATTCGTGAAAAAATACGCTCACTGCAGAAAATGCTCGCCGACACGAAGAATCCACTCGGAGAAAAGCAGCGGGAAGAGGTACTGGCACTCATCGGCACGTGGAGACAGTATGAGAAGGTGCTGCGGAGAAGCCAAGTCAGCTTCACGGAGGCATGGGGAGGCATCAAGGGCATTGGAGATGGTGTACAGAGCCTGACGAATGCGCTCCAGGGGAATGGGGATGCCTGGCAGACTATCACTGGCGTCGTCGACGCGGCCATACAGATTTATCAAGGAATCAGCGGCATCATCGCCATCATCGACGCACTGATAGCGGCAACGGAAACTTCCAATGCCGTCGTGGCGGCCAGTGGCGTTGCGACAGCTACCGCCACGGCAACCAAAGTTGCTGCTGCCCCTGAAGAGGTTGCCGCTGCCACGGCATCCACGATTGCAGTCAAGACTCAAGCTATGGCATACCGCGAACTTGCAGCTTCCACGTTCATGGCAGCGCATGCCGGCATTCCTTTCGCAGGTGCGGGTATCGCTGCCGGCTTTATCGCCACGATGCAAGGATTGGTGGCTTCAGTTGCCGTCACGCCGTTTGCCAACGGGGGAATCGCCTACGGACCCACGCTGGGCATTTTCGGTGAGTATGCGGGGGCGGCAAACAACCCGGAAGTGGTGGCACCGCTCGACAAACTGAAATCCCTGATAGGCGACACCGGCGGTGGGTTCAGCGGTAAGCTGGAGGCAAGGCTCCGTGGGCGGGACATCGTGCTGGCACTGGCAAACGAGACGCGCATCAGCAGGAAGAAAACAAACATTAGATTATAACAAACCCACATGTACATACACGGACATTTCTACAACCAGCTCGACGAGCGCATAGAGGTGCACATCCTCACAAAAGGCAGCCATACGCCAAACATAGAGATAGGGGCGAAGGATAGCGGCATCAGCTGGACCGACGACCCCGTGGACATCACGAGCCAGGTCAGCGACACCTTCGACGTGCTGCTCTGTCAACAGGCGAGCGTGAGGCTGCTCACAAAAAATTTCGTGCCCGACTTCTTCTGCGCGTCATGCCGGGACGTGGTGGTCAACATCTATCGGGAGGGTGAATGCCTCTTCGCCGGATTCGTGGAGCCACAGACTTACTCGCAGGGATATAATGAGGAACAAGACGAGATTGAGCTGAGCTGCATCGACGTACTCACGGCGATGCGATACGCCAAATACAGGGGCGTGGGAACGCTTGGGGTGTCATACGCCGCCGTCAAGGCAACTGCTAACCAGCGCACTATGGCAGACATCATCATGGAAACGCTGAAAGACATGACCAAAGGGGTCGATGTCAAGGGACAGGGAAAGGTGGCATTGTTATACGACGGAAGCCGGGCTGTCGACAGCCTCGAACAGAACAAATATCAGTTACTCAGCCAGCTGGCCGTCAATGAGCTGCTCTTTCTTGGGGACGACGAGGATGAGGTGTGGCAGCAGGACGAGGTGCTCGGGGAAACGCTCAAATACCTCAACCTGCACATCAGGCAAGAGGGATTCACATTCTACATCTTCGCATGGGAAAGCGTCAAGAGCCAGCAACCCATCAGGTGGCGTGACCTCGTCAGCGCACAAGAGTCGGTCACCACAAGGCAACGCGTGGACATCAGCAACGCAAACGTCGTGGGACAGGACACCACCATCAGCGTAGGCGAGGTGTACAACCAGCTGCTGCTCACCTGCAAGACCGAGAGCGTGGAGAATGTCATCGAGAGCCCATTTGACAACGACACACTCGAGAGCCCCTACAACGCCAAGCAAAAATACATGACCGAGTACAGCTGCGATGGCGAGGGCGAAACCTCCCTCAAGGCTTTTGACGCCATCACGCATGGCAGAACCACCGGTTATGCCGGAGCCACCATCACCCATTGGTTCGTCAGGGTCATGGAGAACCAGCAGTGGAGGTTCCCGGTCAACGGTATCGGAAACATCATGCACCTGTTCGATCAAGGTGGGCGCTACCAGCAGGCGTTGCCCAACGCATTGAGAAACAATGACGCAGCAGCTATCATCGCTTTTGGAAAGGTAGAACAGCCATGTGCGGTGAAAGACAATGCGCTCATCGCAAAAGTGCAAATGACCAACTACCTGGTGGTGAGTGTCAACGGAAACGGTATCGACAACAACCCAGCGAAAGTGTTTCCAAATGAGCAAAGTCTTAAGGCATCCATTCCAAGGGCAGTATACGAGGGGAGCGCCTCCGGGGGGGTGTTCTCACCAAGCGATGACAAAACTACCAACTACATCGTCATCAGCGGGAACGTCATCCTCAACCCCATCACCCCGCTCACCGACAATTTCAGGGCCATCAACGACTACCAACCCAGCTTTCCTTATGCAGGAAGGGGAATCTGGAGGTGGTGGCACCACACGATTCCGGCAAAGAACAACAGGAACAAGTATTACACACAGCAGTGGTGGAAAGCCGATACGCCCGCCCAAGAGCCTACGTGGGACAGGGACACCACACGAGGACTGGTGCCGTTCACCGGGTCGGCACCAGAGCAAGTCGAATTCAACTATAGTTCCATTGGCGACGGAACCGACAGAATCTCGAAAGTAGCGGTGTTGGCCTGCATGCTCATCATCGGAGACAAGTGCGTGGTCGAGGAGGGAGACGGGGGAAGCCCCAGTAACTTCAAATGGGAAAAATACTTCCCCAGGGAAAAGTGCGCAAGCGATGATGTGTATTATCAGCAGAGCTTCACCATTGGCTTCAATCCAAAAATAGGTGACAAGCTCATCGGAAGAAAATTTGACATACAGAACAACATCAGCTACAAAATGGGAATAGACGTCGAGGGTACGGCCATTCCCATCACAAGGGGCGACAAGGTGAGCGGGCAGGTCAAGTTCATAATCCTCGGACCGGTAAACGCCACGTGGGAGAACATCACAAGGAGGCATCCCACCTTCTTCAGGCATACCAAGTGGACCAGCAACACCATTTCACTACTGGCGAACGTCAGCAGCATCCTCATCGAGGATTTCCAGGTGAAGGTGTACAGTGACAATGGGATGACCGAAAGACCGGGTGACAGCGACATCGTCTACATGAGCGACGACAAGCAGCAGTTCGTCAACAGGAAGGATGACATCGAGTTCAAAATCAACTCGGCACTCACAGCCGAAGAGTGCAGGCAGCTGGGCGTGGCGCAGGGGATATGCATGAGCACGCCGCTCAACTTGCTCACTGGTGACGGGGTGCTCAAGATCTACGACCACACAACGAGGAGACTGGCAAAGCCGGAGCAGCTGTATGTTGACAGCTATTACAACGAGTACCACCAGCCGAGAATTCTCATGACGCAAAAACTCACCGACAAGAAGGCGCAACGCGTCAGCACGTTCAACCACTACAGGCATCCGGCACTGGGAAAGTATTTCTTTGTGCAGGGCATCACGAGGAACCTTGAATCGGGGGAGGCTGAAATGGCACTAAAGGAGATGGAAACATGATAGACGTAAAGATCATCAAAAAACAGAAAAACAAGGCTACAACGCCAACGCTCAGGACACCGGGAGCAGCTTATGGAGACAAGTCCGTCAAGGAGGCGGTGCACGCCAGCAAAGCCGATACGGCGAAAATAGCGGAAAAGGCCATCATCGCCGAACAGGCAGAGCATGCCAAAAAGGCGGACAAAGCAACAAGAGCGGATGAGGCAAACCATGCCAAGTCGGCCGATGAAGCAAACCACGCCAAGACAGCTGATGAAGTGAACTTGGAATCGAAAACGCTATCGCACTTTCTACGCAAGGATATACCCGACACGGCCGTTGAGGTGTTGACTTTTCTCAAGGGAATCGTCGCAAAGGGCGTGAGTTATTTTAAGGGAATTTTCAATGATGGCGACATTACTAACTCTGGCACAATAACCACGAAGAACCTCAATGTAACGGGTAAGGCGACGTTCTTTGAATTGATGATACAAATAACGAAGGCAGCAGGTGGAATGACTGTTTATTCACCAGGCGCTTTCCATATTGATGCCATAGAAGACGCAGGAGATTATTTTGCGTGCTTTCAACGAGCAGAGAAAGATGGTGTGAAGCTAAGGCAGATGTGTGATGTTGACGACCAGTTGATGTGCGCGAGATTTAACGTAGATGGAAACGGTAACAAATTCTACTGGATGCGTGTTTCATACATTTCGTCAAATACTGTACAGCATGTTGTTGACGGTAAATTAGTAGACTGTTTAGAGGTAAGACTTGACAAATCAGTAAAGGCTAAAAATTGTCAAGGTGTGCCTGAGGTAGGCGATGCGTTAGCAGTTTTTGGAAACAGAACAAAAGAGGACAGGCAAAGTGTTATCGTTATTACTGCGTATAATAGTTTTGATATTGATTTGCATGCGCCATATATCGCACAGTATGAACATGTGAACGACTTTAACTTGGAAAGCAAGAAGACTACTTGGTTGTCTAAAGGTGATAACAATTTGACAGGCACGTTCACGGTGGTGAGCGGTGGAAAATATGTGTCGCTTGATGATTTTGTTACAAAAATATCGCAAGCGACATTCAAAGTTGAAGCTGACAAAATTACAGCAAGGATAGATGGAGTTGAGAAAACACTAAGCGATACAACAAAAAAGTACTCAGAATTACAAATAACATTAAACTCAATTTCATCGACCGTAGCACGAAAAAGCGACCTTAAGGATGTGCGCACGGAAATAAAACAGACGGCCGAAGAAATTAGTCTGTCGGTGTCAAATGGCACTCGCCCAAACTTGTTGTGGGGCAGCGACCTCAATCTTGACGGCGTGGACACCACCAACAAGGCAGCCATCGATAAGCATTTGGGCGTTTGGTTAGCTCACATTGGTTTCAGTGAGTGGTTCGAGTACTTGAAAGGCGGTGGCGTGGCTGGGGCGGATGCTATACACATTAAGAACGTGTATAAGAGCAACGAATGGATTAAGTGGACGAGTGTTGCGTGGAAAGCCATTGCGCTGAAACCGCATACGAAATACACCATATCCGTTTGGGTGAAGTTCAAGTCGTATGGAGAATCTGGTCGCTTTTATGTTGATTGCGCCTCTGACGATGATAGGTACAACTTTGGTGGTTACCTGTATAGTGACGGCAATTATACCAGATCTGACATAGACGAGTGGAAGCGCATGCGCTACGTGTTTGACAGCGGTGACAGCAGTCAGATGAAACACTTATTTTTCGCATGTATCGCCGATGAGCGTGAGGGTGCGCAGTGTGACTTTTGGATTTGCCGCCCCAAGCTCGAGGAGGGCGACACGGCTACGCCATGGTGCGCGTATGACGGCACGGTGGATGCGCTTGAGGAAATTGGCATCCGCATCAAAGATAAGAAAATACAGCTCAATGCACGCAACACGGAAGTAAGCGACAACCTTAGCGTTGGCAGCTTAAAAACAGTGCCAAAGGTGACAGGAGACCCTTTCATCGAAGCGCATGACGGTGAGTTTAATATCTTTACGTTTGAGCGAAAGAAAGGCATCGAGCTGTCGGTTGACGATAGTGGTATGCCGCATCTTATCTTTTATGATAAAGACGGCAACCCCGCTTATGACCTTGGGTGGACTGGCATGAAGCAGCTCACAGATGCTGTCGTTCAAGAATACTGGTCAGCTGATTTCCTAATGAAGGAAGATACTAATACGAATGCAACGGCTGTGAGCAACATCACAGATGCTATGTGTACAAGGTACTATACCTATCATGCAGCCTATAACAGAAAGACGGGAATATACGGAAGCAATGAGGAGTACAATGGTGTGGCGTTCAAGCACGAGAACATCGGAAGTCAGCGCATTGCAGACGGGAGGTATTATCCAGTGAATAACGGTTCACTGGCACGTGTGGCTGACGAAAGTGTATACATATATGGTACACGGAAGTACCAATACAGCAACGGTAAGATGATTGGTTACGAAAACGTGTACATCGAAAAAGACCCCGTAACTGGAGCTTGGACGTTTTCAGATTACAAGGGCGGACGTGGTTCAAACCATGGCGTAGACCAGCATAGTCAACCATAAAAAGGAAGAGATATGGAGACAATAAAATCAGTATCAGACAAACGTATCATCGTGCCAGGCATGATAAATGGCAGAGAGTATTATTTCTTAGTAGACACAGGCGCATCAGTAGCACTTATCAGTGAAAAAGTGCGGGGACTGGACATTGGCAAACGGTTCGGTGGAAATATCGAGGGTGCAGGTGGCAGTATCAGAGCAAGAATTTGCAACACGTTCGTGAAGATTGGCGGTAAAGATTTCTCGCAATTCCTCGCTACCAACTTGGATAACCTAATTGCATCGATTGCGGAAGAGACGAATGTAGAGATAGCTGGTATCATCGCATTGCCACAGATGAAATTCTACGGTGTGGAGATAGACACGGACGACGGAACTATAAGGCTAAAAAACTCATAAACTCAAGAATATGAACAACGAAATGTGTGGCTGCGGAACGGAGGAAAAGACAAACACCGCAAAAGGAATAGTAAGAATTAACTACAAGGAGGACTTCGAGTTAGTGGTAGAGCTGCTGGCTGGTGATAAGCCGTACCATTTAGGCGATGAGGATTTCAGAATAGACTTCATGGTCATGGCGAGCCGATACACTGTGGGGCGCACGGGTGGTGTGTGCGAGCGTTGCTCTGTGGACGGCAACAAGGTGCGCTGCTTCATGGATGGGCATGGGTTGCCACCGGGGGAATTGAGAGCGGAAGTAAAAGTAAATACTCCCGACCCCAACTATGCAGATGGAAATAGATTAAGCGTTGCGATTGCAGAGGGTACGGTGGTATTAGTAAAGGACAACACACGCTTTGACGGGGCGGTGGTGAAAGCTGCCATGTCCGTCGCGCTGATTGATGCCTACCAATTAGCAAAGGCACATGGCTACAAAGGCACGATTGATGAATATTACTCCACGTTCACGGAGATTGGGCATCTGAAAGAGAATATCAAGGGAACGCTTGACGAAATGACGACCGCCGAAAAACTGCGTGCTACTGCTGAAACGGAAAGAGCCAAGGCGGAAACTGAACGGCAGCGGAAACAAGAGAGCTCGAATACTGCCGAAAGTGAGCGAGTGAAGGATGAACAGCAGCGGCAGACGAATGAACAAGCACGCCAAAAGGCTGAACGTCTAAGGGTGCAGCAAGAAACAGCACGTCAGCAGGCGGAAAATACAAGAGTTAAGGATGAGCAGCTGCGCACGGACAGCGAAACGAAAAGACAGCAAGCCGAGCGTGAAAGAGTGCAGGCAGAGAATGCACGGTCTGAAAATGAGAACGAAAGGTTGGTTAGTGAACAGTCACGCACAGATGCGGAAAAGTTAAGGGCTGATGCCGAAACAAAGAGAATAAGCGCAGAGCAGCTCAGAGTAGAAGCAGAAACAAAACGTGTGGAGACGGACAAGGAAATCATGTCCACGCTTGAGTACGTCAATGCACAGAAGTATATCAAGGAAAACGAGTACGAGCGTGAGGTAAGGGCTATCGAAGCTATCAAGAATGCACCGAAAGACCCTACGCAGGACGTGTGGTTAGATGCCACGGACGGCGAGATAAAGAGCGGTCCTGCAGAGGGAAACTTGACAAAGAACGCCATCACCTATTATTATTTAGGAAAGCGAGTCATCAAAGGCAATTTCAGTGGAGCGACAAAGGAGGGAAGCAATACAGCAAACGGATATTTGCGTCACTTGGATTTGAGGAACTGGGACATGACGTTATGCACGGATGCTGGTTATAAATTCTACAAATACAGCAGCTTAGTGTCTCTTGATACATCAAACTGGAACTTATCAGCACTGGTCAACGGTGAATATATGTTCTGCGGTTTATTCTCGCTGCAAGCACTTGACACATCAAACTGGAACTTATCGGCACTGACTAATGGCGATGACATGTTCTGGAGTTGCCGCTCGTTGAAGACGCTTGACCCATCCAAATGGAACTTGTCAGCGTTGACAAACGGTAGATACATGTTCAAAGGCTGCAATTCATTGCAGACGCTCGATACATCTAATTGGAATTTATCGGCACTGGTTAATATGGGATACATGTTCAACGAATGCTACTCGTTGCAGAAGCTCGACTTCAGGAAGTCCACATTTCGCAACGTAACAATATTTGACCAAACATTTGCTGGTTGCAATATATTGTACGAGCTGTGGTTACCACTCACGTTCGATAAGCTGACATCGCTTAATTTGCCCATATCAAGCTGGGGCAGCACGGATAAAGGACTTGCCTCACTTCGCTGGACATTTGGCGAGGGTGCTGACGACCGCACCGCAAAAGGCTTGCCACCTTGCACGGTGAGATTGAATGCAAATGTTTATGACAGGCTGACGGACAACGAGCGTGCCGCAGCGGCAAAGAAAGGTTGGACGATAACAAAATAAAAGAATATGAAAAAGACAGAAATTAACGGCTGCACGGTACTTGAAGCGGATGCAGGAAAGAAGATAGTAAAGGATAACGAGTTTGTGTGCGGTACGGTGGTATGGCTCGCCGTGGGTGATGTCACAGACGCTTACAAGGAAGTGAGCATTGAAGAAGCCGATGCAATGGAAAAGGCACAGCATGAAAAAGAGGTCGAAAAACCCGATGAGGAAACACCGAGCGCAAAAATTCCCACCGACATCGAAATGGCAAAGGCGGCAAAGATAGCCGAGATTGCAGCCTACTCTGACAGCGAGGCAGTGAACAGCCTTACATTTAACGGTATCAAGACATGGCTAACGCGTACTGTGCGTGACGGCTATGATACGAGTATCACGGCTGCGAAAAATCTTGGAGAGGCTAACGTTACGTTTATGGTTGGCGACAATGAGATGCAGCTACCCGTAGACCAAGCTCGCAGAGTGCTTGATTTGGTGCAGAGATATGCCGATGCGTGTTTTATCGTCACAGAGCGGCACAAAATAGCCGTGAAAGCGTTGCAGACGGTGGAAGAGGTGGAAAAGTATGATTATACAACAGGGTACCCCGAGAAGCTGAAGCTGTGAGCAATTCATAATTCATAATTCAACTAACAACTTGTGAACTTGTAAACTATGAACTGGTCAACTAAAAAACTAAAAGGAGCTTTTTGGCAAGCAGGCGTGAATGGCTGTGGGGTATTCGGTATCAAACCACCGTTCTTCGACAAATTCCAAGCGTGCTGCGAACTGCACGATGCGATGTACGACTTAGGTGGCAACGGTAAGGCACGGTTCAGAGCCGACAAACGCCTGCTCATGGATATGGTGGAAAAAAGTACAGGCTCATGGCTTATGCTGTGGTGCTTTGTCTATTACCTGTCGGTAAGGATGTTCGGCTGGCTGTTTTTCAATTATAGAGCCTCCCCCCGACCACTCCGAGGAGGGGAGAACAAGTAAACAGAGGGTAACAACTTGTCAACTCGTGAACTTAAAAACTCGTGAACTTAAAAACTAAATAATGAACAAAGCCGCGACGGAAAATCATCAGTCGCGGCTTTGTGATGAAAAAAACCGTCATTTCAGCAGGTATCTCACATCATAACTGTCTACGCTCTCCAGGATGTCTTCGTGGTTGTGATTTGTATCAGTTGTCACAAGTTCCATACCGTTGAAACTGTCTCCACAAAGACCTGTAAGTGCCTGACGTATCTTGTCGCTTATACTCCAGGCCGCATGCTGACCGCCTTCCAGCCAGTCAGTCACCACATGTATGCGCACCTGACCTTTACCACGCAACCCTTTACCATGGAACGGCGACCAACTGATAGTACCAATCTCCACGAACACCGCTGGGCGCTCCCAGCTCTCCTCCTGCTCGATGAACTCCACGTTGTGGTTCCACAGGTCGATGTGTCCAACCTCAGGAACCTCCGCATTCAGCTTCGCCGTGATGGCGTTGTATAATTCCTTTCTCATTGCTGTTTTATTTGTAAATCATTTTCTATTGTCGTTGTCAAAATCAAAGAGCAATAGCTGACGGGTATCGTCATCTATCTTATTCTTACTTTCCGCGCTCGCGTTGAGTATATTATAAAAGGTACGTTCAGTAATGGCATACACAGGATATATGTATCGTCGCCATATCTCACGGTTGGAAATTCCGCTTCTGGCATGCTGGTCATATATCCTGTTGATGTCTTCTACACGCTTCTGATAACTTACTCCGCGTCGCTTCTGCATATACTACATGTTCTTTGGCTTGTAAGGCCTAATGTCATATTCCGTTACTGAACTCACCGTCACCCAGCCACTGCCCTCACACTGGGGACAGGGCCCTGTCAACGGTGTACCGTCATCCATAAGGTGTCGCCATACGCCGGTGCCCACGCACTTGCGGCAAAACGATATCCGGGGAGGTTTCCTTACTTCGCGCTTCATGCCGTTTCCTCTTTCTTGGGTTCCACATAGAAAGTTTCGTCCTGCACTACCTGTATGCCACACTCGGTCATAGCCTTGCGTATAGGCACTTCCACAAACGACGGAGAATCCGATACCGCCATGGCCACATTCCCGTCACGGTCTGCAAGCATTTTGTCTTTCGCTATCTCTTCCGTCTGTCGTATATAGTCCGGCAGAAAACGCTTCACCAGTTGCAGCACACTCGCCCAAGTAAAGCCTTTCAACGTCTTCAGCTTTGGTGTGCCTGTACGGAAGCCTATCACGCCATGAGCCATGTCAAGGCTCTTCTTCTTGGAGAATAGCTCGGCTTGGTTCTCCGTGGCAAATGCCTGAAGGGTGTCGAATGCCTTGTCGCGCTCCTCCGAGAGGGTGGCTATTCTATCGGCATACTTCTCGCGCACCTTCGCGCACTGCAACTCGATGTCCGCATTGATTTTCTGTACCTGTGCATCGCTCTTGGCGTAGGTTGCGAACGCTTCATCGGCGGCTTCTCTGCTCACGCCGGTAATGATTACTTTCTTTTTTCTTGTTGCCATTGTCTTTTCTTTTTATAGGGTTGATAACTCGTGTTCTATCACATCAATAACCTTGCTTTCTGATACTGAAGCAATCTGATAGTCTATCATGGTGCCGTCCATAATCGTTCGGATAGAGTCTTTGCAGTTGTCGAAAGAAGAGGCCTGTACTAAATAGTAAACTTGAGTGTGCTTTTCTCTTTCCGCTTGCTCGTTAATGGTGATAAACTGAAGTATGGCCTTGTAGTATCGGTCGCATGACTCCTGCTCGTTGAAGAACACTTCTCGAAATTTCATCGGGTTGATGTTTACAACCTGAATTTCTCCGGACACATAGCCGCCAAGGAATTCAATAGCTGTCTTTTCAGCCTCTCCGAATGAAAGAGCTTCGACCACATAACTCTCAGTCACTTTCTTTTCGTACCCATCCTCATGCACTTTGTCATAGCGCAGCTTCACTTCAAACCATATACTTGATTTTGTTCTCATAACAATATTTTTAATAGGTTCTTAAATAAATTTTCCTTCGCTGGTCAATACCTGCCAGCTCACATCTTCACGTTCGGTCTCGAGCTCATAAGACAGATCCTCCAAAAAGTCACTGTATTCTTCATTGCTCATCTCCTTGCCGAGCTCACGAATGTGCGCCATCGCACGCTTTACAAATTGTCTTGGTGTCATATTCATTAACATTCCGCTATATTGCCCATAGGGACATATACAAATGAGGTCATACTTTTCTGCTCTTCCCGTGTCGTGCGTGGTTTCAGGCCGCCCTTGCGCATGATGGCGCGCAGCTTTGTCTGCAACGAATCAAGGTCTGTCAGTGTTAGTTTGGCGAACACCTTTCCGGCTATCCGTGGGTGGCGGCAGAAATCGTTGATGCGCTGCCAGTCAGTCGTGTCAATGCCAGCCTGTTGCATGAGCTTCAAACACAGGCTGCGCTTCTTCTTCAGTTGCACTCTCCAGCTGGTATGTTCCTCCAGTGATGCACACATGGCGGCATATTCTTTCGCACTCATCTCGTGCAGGTGGACCGTCCTGCCGTTCGTGAAGCTCGACACCAGCGTCTCCTTGTCTGCTTCAGGCAGCTTCTTCAACAGACAGTAGAAACGCCCGTAGTTCCTCTCCGTTCCCATAGCTTTTCCTCCTTCCAGTCTTTATAATTCTGTCGGGCTTTAGCAACCGCTTCGGGCAAAGTGCCGTTGATGTCGCCAACCCCAAACAGGGGTACACCATTTACGCAGGCGTACAGCTCGCCGTTAAACTCCATTACCTGCACTGCATGGCGCGCCTCCACATCAAGTTGAGCCTGCCGCTCTGCCTCAATACGTTCCGCACGCCGCTCGTGCCACACTTGAATACGTTTCTTCAGTCCTTCAAAAAAATTGTTCATGGTTTATGAATTATGAATTATTAATTATGA